AAGCATTTATTGCAAACGGGCTAGCCCGTGAATACTACGGCGAAGCTAAAACTTCTTGGTGTGAATAACATGAAAAAACTAATAGCAATATTTTTATTAATGCTATCAGCGTCAGCATTTGCACAGCATCATGGGCATTGGCGTGGTCCACATAGTGGTCATTGGCATCATTCTCGTGGATGGATTGTTCCTGCAATCATTGGCGGCGTTATCACGTATGAGATTACAAAAAAGCAAGAACAGCAGGTATTCATACAGCAACAACCAGTTATCATTCAACCACCAACTCAAGTGTGTACTGAGTGGAGGGAGATTCAATATTCCGATGGTAAACTCTATCGTGAAAGAACCTGTAGTCAATAATCATGTGGCGACTGTGGGCAAAAGCACTAGGACACAAATCTAGTGATTGTGATAAAGAATCGGATAAAATTGCAATCATCAGAACATGTATTGTATTTTGCTATATAATAACGAATCTGTTTATTGTAGCAGGTATTATAAGGCATTGGTAAAAAATGAGTTTTTTAGTTGCAAACATACCAAGAGTTAGATGCTATATAAGAAAAGAATTTCTTTATAATTTCGAAAAAGGCTTTGGCGAATACGTACCTTGTATTTGGGTATCAATCAAATCGATGAGTCGTAGAGCATTCTTCATCGAATCGTATTTGCCTGAGTATGGAGCATTGTACGATAAACTTCCATTAGAAGCGTATGTAAGTAGAAATCACAATTTGAATATAGATAAATTTTTGCCTCTAGACCATTTACAGATATGGGATTGTTTGTCGTATGATCTTGCTGTAATACAAAAATCATTTCTATTAAATCTAAGTGGCAAATTTTACGCTAAAGATAAACAATGGTATCAGGGTAATTACATGTTTACTGTTGACAATTGTGCGTCTGATGAATATCTAGATATGGGCGATAGCGAAAATCCAGAAGATCATAAATCATATAACTTTCTTGAACTAGACAACGGACAGTATGCGGCACAGCCGAACAACCGTTGCATATTTCTTGACGCCGCAAGCAATCCAAAAGAGATGCTATTTCCGGACTTTAAAGTCTGCACAAAAAAATACATTGTAGAGCAAAATCCAAAATGGGCGATTGGTGATGCTGATACAGTAATGTACGAATAAGGAGATTAAATGACAACATACAACATATTCTGTGACACATGCGAGGCTGAGTATTCAGTAACTCCATTAGTAGGCGGAGATAAAACAGCACCAACAAATTGCTCTTATTGCGGGTCAACAATAACCGAAGAAGCAATATCAGAAAAAGACGAAGAGTGGACAGATGAAGATTGGGACAAACTGATAGAAGATGATGAATGGTCCTCGGAAGACGATAGATGATTATCGCAGGAGTAGATTATTCCCTAACATGTCCTGCAATGTGTGTGTTTGATCTTGAAGATGGTGAGTTTAGTTTTGAAAAATGTAATTTTTATTTTCTGACACAATCTAGAAAATATGATGTACAATTTAAAAACATAAGAGGTAAGTTTTTTGACCATGAAGGAATGACTGACGTATTGCGATACGATGGTATTTCAAACTTCTTCATTGACAGATTGTTAGAGACAGATAAAGATTGCCACGTATTCCTAGAAGGATATTCTATGGGATCAAAAGGCAGAGTGTTTAACATTGCAGAGAACGCTGGCATTCTAAAATACAGACTGTGGTTGTTTGCCGTAGAGTGTACAGAGATACCACCAACAGTACTTAAGAAATATGCTACTGGTAAGGGTAATGCAAATAAAGAACGAATGCAAGAAGTATTTGAAGAATTCAATGACATTCGTTTAAAAGAAGAACTACATATGACAGAGAAGCAATGGAATCCTTCTTCCGACTTGATTGATGCGTATTGGCTATGCAAATATGGATTTGACAAGTTGACATCCGAAGCAAAATAGAGTATACTCTATATTATAATAGAAAGTGATAATTATGGAAGAAGAAAAACTTAGTTCTTTGTTTGGTCTAGATGATGACAAAAAACCTAGACAACCAAAAATACTTGGACAATTATACACACTATATTTGTGTGGCGAATTAAATGCGCCTAACGAATACGTAGAGTGGTTTGAAATTATCAGAAACGCAAATGAAACTGACATAATTAAAATTCACATCAATTCTCCTGGCGGTAATTTATTTACTGCTGTGCAGTTGATGCGTGTTATGGCAGAGTCTCAAGCAAACATTATTGCATCAGTAGAAGGTGCATGTATGTCAGCCGCAACAATGATATTCTTAGCCGCGGATGGTTTTGAAATATCAGAAAACTCCATGTTCATGTTTCACAATTACTCTGGTGGCACTATCGGCAAGGGTGGTGAAATGTATGATAACATCATGTATGAACGCAAGTGGTCAGATAAATTTATGCGAAGTGTCTATTCTGGATTCTTAACAGACGATGAAATCAAATCCATGTTAGAGAATAAAGACATTTGGATGGATCCAGATGAAGTATTCAAACGTCTAAACAAACGTAGTGAAGAGATAATTAAGGCATCTACGCCCAAAAAATCTGCGACTAAAAAGCCTAGAGCCAAACCTGCGCCCAAGAAGGCGCCTGTTAAAAAAGCGAGGAAGACAAATGAGTGATGGTGTATTTTTAGTATCGTCAGCAATTCATGCAAAGCATGGCGTGTATGATACTCAGACAAGACTTGAACAGACTATTGAAACCTGCAAGTCTATTAGAAACAAGTGTGATGCAGATATCATTGTACTAGATGGTGGCTATCAAGATATCACAAAAACAGAACGTGATATACTATCGCAATACATTGATAGATTTTATAGTTTTGCTGATGCAGAGAATATTCAACAGCTTCAACAAGTACCCAATCACGACATTGTTAAGAACATGATTGAAATTATTATGTATGGTTCATTCTTTGATAAAGCTATGGAAGATGGTTGGCGTGAAAAGTATAAACGTATATTTAAGATGAGTGGGCGTTATACATTGAATGATGATTTCAACTATGATAAACACATGCAAGCCACAGATAAGATTATTGTTCGTGGTCCATTCACAAGTCAATTCAAACCAGGAATTACGGGCGGCGTATCGCTACAGTACATGAGTCGCTTGTGGAGTTTTGATGCATTCTTGCTTCCATACGTTAGAGACCTTTATACTGACATGTTTAATCACATGACAGATCGATTGAACGCAAAGGGATATATTGACATTGAACATTTATTGTTTCATCATCTTGATCCTATACTGATTGAGAACATTGGTAAACTTGGTGTAGAGGGAAACATTGCACCGAACGGAGCGAGGGTATCAGATTGAACTATAAGATTTTTCAGATTTGTTTTGAACAGAATCAAATAGCACAAGTTGATTCTCTACTAACACCATTTGATAATACTTCAAATGAGAAGCCCGAGTTGCGTGAGTTTCATTCATTTAATCGTATTATTGATGAAGGCTTTGCAGATGACTTAGACGCATGGGGTGTGTTTGGTCCTCGCTGGCAAAGCAAGATGCGTTATGAAGCTAACACAATCAAAGATGCTATTGATAACAATGACGGATATGATGTTTATATTTTCAATCATGCTAGAGTACAGAATGCACTAACTGCGAACGTGTGGGAACAGGGTGATTATTTTCATCCAGGAATTAAACAAGTTGTTCGTTCTGCATTTACTGCTGGTGGCTATGACACTAACGCACTTGATAATGTAATGACAGATTCAACTTGCTATTGCAGTTACTTTGTTGCGACAAAAGCATTTTGGATAGAATACATTGCATTCTTAAAAGATATTAAAAAACATCTTGAAGCATTAACTGGTGAAGATGCAGAAATTTATCATGGTAGCGCAAACTATAGCAGAGACCCTAATCTGAATATGTTTCCGTTTATTGTTGAACGATTATTTTCTACGTTTCTTCAAATGAAAGAATATAAAGTCTATAGTCAGCCATACGATTATAGCGTGTATCAAAATCAGATTAATGATTTTAGTAAAGTATTAGAATCATTGTATGGCATCAAGCGCATGATTGTTGAACGACAATCACAAGAACTTTTTGAACATTGGAATTTATTAAGATTGTATTTTGCAAAGACACATCCCGATTTATTTAACTTGGACTAGTTTTATGATTATTGATTTGTTTCGCCCTACTGTAGAATGGATAAAAGATGACTTTAAGTCTAACAGGATTCGCTTTTTTATTGAGTTGCTTGCTTGGGCTGTTAGTATTGGTTGCAGTATTACTATGGCGATCACAGTCCCAAACCCTCCGCTTCTTGCTCTTTATCCTGTTTGGATCACTGGCTGTGCTTTGTATGCTTGGGCTTCTTGGACTAGGAAATCTTTTGGCATGTTGGCTAACTATTTACTGTTGACTACGATTGATAGTGTTGGATTAATTAGAATGATAATACAATAAAAGGAAATATAATTGTGTTTTATAATATAAGCGGTTTGAAAAATTATGGATTTTTAGATGCCAAACTTTCTAATGATGAACTAGCACCAATTAAAGCTGAAATCAATGATATACAAAAAAATTTTGATTCGTATGAAAATCAAAAAAATAATATTCACTTAGCTGGAAATATCAAACGAGAATATCGTCTGATAGAATCTGAAAAATATATGGAAAATTTATTAATGCCTCTAGTTGGTGCATATAATAAAGACTTTGACTATATGAAAAACTTTGGCCAATTGACGAATAATGTACCAATTGTATTAGATACATGTTGGGTTAACTTTCAAAAAAAATATGAATTTAATCCTGCACATAAACACTATGGACTTTTAAGTTTTGTTATATGGATTAATGTTCCTTATGATATGGAAGAAGAACGTAAGTTATCTCCAGGAGTTGAAGCCAACTTTAATGCGGCTGGAAAATTTAGTTTTTTATACAATGATACCATTGGAGGAATAGAAGCCTTTAACATTCCAATAGATAAAACTATGGAAAATAAAATAATAGTTTTTCCTTCTAATTTCTTTCATATGGTATGGCCATTTTTCTCTAGTGACGGCTATCGAATTAGTGTTTCTGGCAATTTTAAATTAAAAATTAATTGACTTTCCATAGAACTTGAGTTATAATGAATGTATTGACTTGAGGAACACACATGGCAAACAAAACTTGGACTATAAACTTGGAAGAAGACCCCGAAACTGGTGACTTGATTCTTCCATTGAATGATGATATACTAGAGCAAACTGGTTGGAAGACTGGTGACAGTATTGATTGGATCGACAATAAAGATGGAAGCTGGACTATGAAGAAAATTGAAACACAATGGGTTCTTGTTGAAACTGTATCTATGTTTCGTGAACGCTACATGGTAGAAGTGCCTGTTGGCACAGATAGCTACGGTAAAGATAAAACATTATGGGCACTTGATACTGTTACACTAGAAGAAGCAAAAGAATTCTCGCAAGAACATCTTGGTGAAACTATTGTGTCGCATCGTGTAGTGACTAGAGAAGATGCATTGGCAATGTGTGATAAAGATAATGACTATGCAAGAGTGTGGAATGATGAATTAAAAATTCAAACTTTCTTTACTACGATGGAAGAACATATTAGAGAGAATAATTATGACCCTACCTGATGAAAGATATCGTGCATTACGATGCGGACAGCAAATGCTTTTAGATTTGTTGAATCCAAAAGTAACACCTAAAGTACCAAAGTACATTCGCCAACGTGCGGCAAGTATTCTGAGACATTATCCAGACCCATATCATTTTACAAAAATTGTAGAAAAGTTGCCAGAAGATTTTTCTATTAATAGTTTATTTATGAGATTGTCAGATGAAACCGAAAACTGAGAATGAAGTTATACATTTTTTAAAAGAGTTATTACATCCTGAAGGATTTGGGTGGGCAATAACCTCTGAGATTAGTAGAGAATCAAAACGTCTTTTAATTATGATAGAAAGTGAAAGTATCAATGAGCAAGATTCAACAATTCGGCAGACCGCATGAAACGTTTGACCCTAGCAATAAAAAACATCGAAAGATTTTTCACGATGTAATGCGATATAAAACTTGGGGTAGGTCTGAAATTTGTTTTTGGGCAGAAGATGATTCTTCAGGTTCGAATAGTTTGATGGATCAATGCATCAAAGCAATGGGAAGATATTACATGGAAAAAGAATTCGGAGAATTACACAATGACGATCCATTTATATCTGGAGAAGAAATTCGTAATCGTCCTAATCCACATCCATACATTTACACTAGGAAATCAACAATAACATGAAAGTCTACATCAGCGGATATCGTGACCACTGGCTAAGCCCATATCACATCTTAAAGTTTGTTTGTTTTTGGGAAAAAAGTGATGACATATTTTACAATCTTGAAGATAAACCTAACGCACCTTACGAGAAGTGGGTTAATTTTTTAGACCCTATCTGCAAAGTAATTGCAAAGGTCTTGGATGTAATTCATCCCAAAGTTGACTATGTGAAGATTGACTATTGGGATACTTGGTCTATGGATCACACTCTCGGTCAAATTGCTTTGCCTATGTTGAAACAGTTGAAAGAGAAGAAGCACGGCGCACCTTTTGTTGATGACGAAGATGTGCCAGAAGAATTGAAGTCTACTTCAGCGCCAACAAAAGAAAATGAATGGGATACAGATGACAATCATTTCAAGCGTTGGGATTGGGTCATGGATGAAATGATTTTTGCTTTTGAACATCACATTAATAAAGAATGGGAAGAAGCATATCGTTCAGGCGAATTTGACCATAAGTCAGTTGCTTGTGAGTGGTATGAAAATGGCAAGCCAAAAATGTTCAAATTAGAAGAAGGTCCAAATCACACATACAAATGCGACTATGAAGGCATGGGAATTGTTGAGGAACGAATCAAGAACGGATTCCGTTTGTTTGGAAAATACTATCAAAATCTTTGGGATTAATTATGGATAAAAATTTAGCGTCTTTTGTAAAAGTATATTCGAATTGGATTGATTCCGATTTATGTAATAGGGCAATTAATGAGCTGGAAAATACTGAATGGAGTCAACATCAGTTTTACTCACCAATTACAACTGAATACTTCAAACAGTCTGGTGAAAATGAATTAGATATTGGGTTTAATGTAAATGGGAAAGAATTAAATGCACTTGTGATGCAAAGGTTCTATGATGGACTTTCTAGATATGCATCAGAGGGTCTTGGATATTCTGCGTGGGCTGGTTATAGTGCAGTTCGTTACAATCGATATGTCGAAAATAGACTAATGGCAAAGCATTTTGACGGTATAACAACTCTATTTGATGGAGAAAGAAAAGGGGCTCCAACATTATCACTTTTAAGTTTATTAAATGATGATTTTGAAGGCGGTGAATTTGCTATGTGGGATGATGAAGTAATTGAATTGAAAGCTGGAGATTTGATGATATTTCCTTCTACATTTTTATATCCACATCTAGTTAGACCAGTGACAAAAGGAATTAGATATTCTTGTGTGTCTTGGACATGGTGATAAACTCTATTTAACAAATGCTAAATACTACTATGATAATCATAGGAGATAGCAATGGACTTTTTTACGGAAGATGCAGTAAGACAGTTGATACCTAAAGTAAAAAACTTTGACGAATGGTATAATAATTTACTGAATATATTGCCAGAATACGACATAGACACACCGCATAGAGTTGCGGCATTCATGGCACAATGTGGACATGAATCTGGTGGGTTTACTCTTATGCAAGAGAATTTGAATTACTCTGCAAAAGGTCTAGTTGGCACTTTCAAGAAATACTTTCCGACCGAGGCTCAAGCAAAACCATACGAACGCAAACCACAGATGATTGCTAATCGTGTGTACGCTAATCGTATGGGTAATGGAGATGAAGCATCTGGAGAAGGTTGGTACTTTCGTGGTAGAGGCATTGTACAGATTACAGGAAAGAACAACTACACCAAGTGTTCGCAATCATTGTTTGAGAGCAATGTGCTAGTTGAGAATCCTGATTTGTTACTTGAAACAGAGTATGCTATTCATTCTGCTTGTTGGTTCTGGTCTGCCGCTAGACTAAATGAACTAGCAGATATTGGAGACATTAAGACAATGACAAAACGAATCAATGGTGGATACATTGGTTTAGAAGACAGAATCAATCATTACAATCATGCGATTGAAATTTTAACTTAAAAAGGCGATAATCATGTTTAATAAAATTAAAGAATTTTTCACGGGTAGCAAACCAGCAGTAGAGGCTCCTTTGACTGCGGTAGATGTTGCAGTTAAAAATATTAAAGAAACTACAGAGTCAATAACTGCTACGGTTCAAGTAATACCAGCAGGAACTGAGGCGTCAATTGCGGCACCTGCGCCAGCAAAAGAACAAGCATGGACTAAGAATCCTCCTGCGGCTATTGCTAAACCCAATAGACAAAGACAACAACCTGCTAAAGCAGTTACTGCGCCTAAGAGAAGAAAACCGGCGCCAAAATAAAGTTAGACATAAACATCAATTGAATTCGCATTGAATATTTCCATGCGTATTTGTTTTTCGTGCGCTCTTTTTAAATACAAATCATACAAATAATCTCTAAGATGTATTTTTTCAATTAGTTGTTTATTGTATTCTTCCCACTTTTCTTCATTTTTTCTAGCATGTACATCCGCTAGTATGCCATCAACATTTGCATAGCTTGGCTGTACTATTGGGAACCATTGAACGGCGTCCATTTATTTTGCGTTTCGATATAATTCATATGTCACAGCACGAACTTCACCGTTATCTGATGTTCCTAGTAGATAGGATAAACTATTGTAAATCTTTGTGACTTGTTCTTTATCGCATTGAGAACCGTTTTGTTTTAACCACAAAATTACTTTTTCGTTGCGCTCCGCCGGATGATGCGTTGTCAGCGCAATAGTTTTAAACTCGCCGAGATTACATGATGCTGGCGATTGTGCTGTCGATCCGACCAACACAAACATACTTACGAATAGCACAATCCATCTCATTGTGACATTTCAGAAGATGCTAGATTAATTCTAGTCTTAATAACAGCAATGTCACTAGGCTCTTTTCTCCATCCCACAGCAACATATCCATCAAAATCTCCAATCTCAGGAGGAATACCACCACGGCAAACAAATGTCACGCCTTGTTTAAATTCCCACTCAGAAGATTTATCAAGCACACTTATTTTATCGCAAACAACTTCACCATTTAGCATACCAATGATGCCAGCATTTCTAGATTGATCTTTACTAAACAAACTAGAATTCAATCCATCTAGCGAATTATCTCTTCCCTTCGGACCAAATGCTAACATCGTTTTTCTTGTATTCACATTAAGAGATGCTTTGTGTACAATTACAGTTGTTGCTTCTAAATCTTTTTGTAAACTCTCCGCAACTGGAACAAGATGATTAACTTCTTTGAGATTTGTTACATGACTTGATTGTGTGATAGCATTTAAAATAACTGTTCTACTGTCCCATGCAAAGTATCCAAAAAAGAATACACTAGCAAGAAGAATAACTTCAAACAATTTAAAAGGTGTGTCAACCCACTTAATTAGATCAATGGCTTTATCTAGCATTGACGATGCAGATTTAGTAGTACTGCTAACATCAATGACGATGGGAGAAGATGCTGTTGGTTTTTTGGTGCGCTTAACTGGTGTCGGCTTAGCGACAACTTTTTTGACTGGAGATTTCTTTACAGCAACTTTTTTTGCTGGTGCTTTTTTGACTGGCGTTCTCATGGTTGTTTCCTGTTATTTTTAACATAACAAAATACTACCCAAAAATGCTTATTGACGATTCCAAAGAAGAGTTGCTTTAACCAAACTATCAATACTATTAATTAACGGAATTCCTTGCTCTTCAGTTTGTTTAACTGCAAGAGGTAATTCAGTACACCCCAATACAACTGCCTTTGCTCCATTAGCAATTAATCTATTCACAACATTCATTATCAATGGTTGGGCGGCTTCAATATTGTTAGCCTTTATTAGATTAATTGCTGGTTGTACTAATGTATCCATCTCCTCTTTATCAGGAGTGATACAATTCCAACCCAATTTATTCAGCATATATTGATACAAGCCTAACTCAATTGTGGCTTGTGTTCCGATGATTCCTATTGTAGAGTTTGTTACTTTCACATCTCGCAATGCATCAGCAACGCTATCGACAATATGAATAATTTTTGAATTCCATGATGCATGTCTTTTCATTTCATCAAACCAGAAATGTGCAGTATTACATGGTATAACAATGCAATTACATCCAGCGTTTTTCAATCCCAGTATGCCTTCTAGAAGCAATGATAACGGTAGATTGTCCCCATTACGCAAACTAGTGCTACGATCAGGCACACGAGGATCACTCCATAGCACAAATGGAATATGTTCTTGATCGCAAGACGCTGGAGTTTGTGCTATCAATCTATTTATAAATTCAGCCGATGCGGCCGGACCCATTCCCCCTAGCACACCTAATTTTTTCATTTTTTGTTGAATAGTATTCCCGATGCTATTTGCATTGCGGTTTGCACATCATCCAAATTCTCTGGCGTTTCTTTCCATCCAACAGAGATTTGTCCAATAAACACACCAGGTTCAGAAGGAACGCTGATTCTGCACATATAGGTTACGCCATAATCACGATAGATAAATCCAATAAAACTTTGCGGTTTCAGATATGGGCTACAGGGAATCTTGCCAGACATTAAACCAATTACATCATTGTTGTTGTCGTAATTTTTTGAGAACAGTCCAACATTAACTCCGTCATGGTTTTTGTCTCTTCCGGCACCTCTAGTAAATAGATATGCTATTTTTCTAGTATTTACTAATGTATTTACTTCAAGAATAGCAACCATCTCTGCTGTCGTGTTTTTGATTATAAAATTCGTAGCCTCTTCATACTTACCATTCATCTTTGGTAGTGCTTGTTGAGCCCGATAGGATGTCATAAAGGCATCCTTTTCGGAGTAGATTATCCATCCACCAAAACCCAAAAAGCAAAGTAGAATAACTGTGAATAGTCTAAATGGGCTTTCGCCTATGAACTTTAAAAGTTCAAGTAGTAACTCTTTGAGTTTGTCCATCTGTTATTTCCTTGTCGCATACGAATGCGGTTACTGCTACATTGCCATGTACATGACTTGCTGTGCGAATCATATCCATCAACGGATCAACTGCAATCAACAATATTAAAACAGCTTCACTAGGAAGTTTCAACAAATCACAAACAACTGCTACAGTAGCAACAGTAAGAATACCTGTTGTGCCTGCACTAGCAAGTCCTGCTAAGATACTACCAAACAATACAACAGCTAATCCAGTCAAGCCCATTGGTGCGCCATAGATGTTAGCAATGAATACAGTAGCAATTGCGTAATACACAATACTACCGATACGATTAACTGTGAAACTTAATGGAACAGTTAATTCAACTCCTGTTCTATCAAATTTCAACTTATGCAATGCTTCTTGTGCATATGGAATACATGCTAATGAACTGCGTGAACTGACAGCGACAATCAATGTCTCTTTAGTTTCACGAATAACAGTCATCAGACTTAATCCAGATCGTTTCCAAATAACAAAAGTACCTACGGCAATAACTAAGAAACCACCAATTGCTTGTTGCATAATAAACTCAACCATAGTCAAGAAGATACCAACACCAACTTTGCCTACTTGACTACTAATCATTGCCAATAATGCAAATGGAAGAAAGTAGTTTAAAAATTTAAAGATGCTAATACTTGCTTGTTGAACACTCTTCAGCATATCAACTAAGATTTCTTGTCCTGTGCTTTTAATATTGCCGAGTGCAATACCAAAGATTAAACAGAAAATAACAATCTTCAAACTCTCACCAGCGGCTAGTGTATTGAAAATGTTTTCTGGAATAAATTTCTGCGCCATCTGCATTGGGTCAACATGGGCTGCGGCAGGCATAGGTTCTTTTAGTGTGATATTGAGATCACTACCAGATTCTTTATCGTTAACAATTGAACCGAGTTGTGCTTGCTTTGCGGGTGTCATTTCGCTACCAGTCAATGCAACTGTGCCAACTCCAATAACTGCGGCAATAAACATACTAGCAACAAAGCCAATAATAATTTTGCGTATCATTGTTGCGCTACCTTCTTTTTGTAGAAGACTGATAACACCAACTAAAATTGTAGCTAACAAGAATGGAATTACAACCACTTTAAGTAAGCTAATATAGATACCACCAATGCTTTCAAAGTTCATGCTAAAGGCAGGTGCGTACACACCAGCCAGCACACCCACTATAATAGAACTCAATATAGTCCACGGGCTAGAGAGAAATGATTTTAAATTAAATTGCATGATTTTTCCTAATTATTTTGTTACTGTTGGAGCAACAAGTTTTTTCTCAGCCTTGTATCGATCCATTAATTTTTTGGTGTCAATGTTACTATATTCATTTTTAATAACATAGTTAACTATGCCAAGTAATTGGGTAGAATTCACATTAACTGCCACAGCAATATTGTCTATGCTGTCTGATATTGTAACTGTCTTTGTAGTAATTGCGGCGTTAGGAAACTCAAATGAAATTTTCTTAATTTCAAATTCATCTCTATAACCAGCCGCAATAGCGCCACTAGTTACATTGCTGATAATTTTATCCCAACTATCTTCTGGTGTATATACTGCTTTTGGAAAGTTTGCTCTTGCAAATGTATCATAACTGCTATTACGAATGAAAGATATCTTGCCGTTGAATGTTCTAATCACTTCATATACTTCTTTGCCTTGTCCATTTTGACTTAGCCATAAACGATTAATAATCATTGCTTGTTTGAGTTTAATATATGGGTCGCTGAATCGTACAGTAAGTAATCTTGGACCAGTAATTGATAATTTAGATACTGCAATATCTGCTCTGCCGTCTCTAACTTGTTCAACTACTTCAGCAAAACTTTCTGCATCTCGCCTAAACTGTACGGGAACTCCAATTACAACACCAATTCGGCGTGCAATTTCAACATCAAGTCCTCGAATATTTTCTTCATCGCCGCTGAAAAATGGGGGATTATCTTTTTTAGTCATTGATACTATTAAGACATTGCGCTTTTTAATTGCGGCAATATCTGGCGAAAGTGGTACTGTTGAAGTCGGCAATTGTGCATATGCAATTGACGAGACTATCAAAAATAATGTGGCTAATAATTTTTTCATATGATTTATGGGTGGATATAGTTAATACAATGTATGTATATGGGCACATGTTAAACATTAGCCCACGGCGGGATTTAGTCGAGTCATTTTTTTGACAGATCATATCAAAAATAACAATCACTTTTATATTTATGATATACTATATTTTTCGCTTTTTGTGTCAAAAAAACAACACTTTATTCGTTGCAAAAATACAACAAAACGCAAAATAACCCTTGACTTCTACCATGGGTGTGTTATACTGTATATATGACATTGAGAAAGAAACGTTCCGACAGAAACCATGTACTGTACAAAGTTACATGTGTAGATACTGGCGATTCATATGTTGGCTTGACTGTTGCACAGGGACAAGCCTACGTCCGTTCGGTTAAAATCCGTTGGCAAAAACATGTGAGTCGTGCGAAGTGCGAAAACAAAAACTGGGCAATGTGTAATGCGTTGCGTGAGTTGGCTGGTGCCGCATGGCAATATGAAGTTCTTGAAGTGATTCGTGGACGTAAGCCAGCGCATCAGCGTGAAAGAGAATTGATTGCCGAGTTTGAGCCATCGTTGAATACATTTTGACATGCCATATATGGTGTGTTATACTGTTTAAAGTAACATATAGGAGTGTTTATGAGAAATATTAGCATTGTTTTTGGTGCTTTGCTTATAGCAACAAGCGCATTTGCAAATGAATTTGTTAGTTATGAAATTGCAAGAGTTGTTAAAGTTGATCCAATTGGAAACATGAGGGCGGTATCAATGCCTAGAATGTCTTGCACAAATATTGAACCTACCGAAGGTGCTGGTGCGCCTGTTCAAACCCAACAACAAAAATGTGTGTCATATAACGATAGAGAGTTTCGTTATAATGTTATCGCATTCAATGTGACATTTGAATATAAAGGACAGATTCGTACAGTTAAAATGAATAACGATCCTGGCAATACAATTCAAATTAAAACAGTTACGAGAGTTTATGCTGTAGAGTAAACTATGAAAAAAACATGTACGCTACATAGTATTATAACAACTTTATTTTTGTGTAATGTTGCACAAGCTGGAGTTGTTCTTGTAGAAGATTCGTCAACTAATGACGGCTACTATATGGCAAAGGTGATAAATGTGAAACCTATTATAGAAAAGGTACCGTACATGACTACAAAAAATTATTGTCAAAAACAATATGGAATAACACACTATTCGGGACCAGGAACTAGTACTCTAGTCTTGGGTATGACGCCTCCGCTTTCAACCCCTATATGTAAACTTGTCAATGAGCAAGTATATCAAAGTGTTGTCAAAGGATATCAAGTAACATATGATTTCAAGGGTACACTAAAAACTGCAATTTTAAATAATGAACCAAGTGAATTTGTGCAGGTGTATAATGCCCCATGACGTATTATGTTTATGGCGCAGAGGGAAGTAGATCAACATTAAAAGCTGAAACACTTCTGACAGTTTGTAGGCGAGATTATAAATTATTTTTATTGGGCAGAGACTATACGATTGACCAATTGAGAATATTAGTTCCAGATACAAATTTTGTCCCACATATATACCACGGCGCACAATACATCGGTGGTATAAAAGAATTGTATGATTACTTGTATAGTGAAGTTAAACACGAAAAACAATTTCAAAACGAAACTAAGGAATAAATTATGTTAGATTATGAATATGATTATAAGAGATTTGATGATATCATTGTTAGTTTAATGAATATGTCTTGGCGAGACCCCGAAGATTTGGAAATTGGTAGAAATATTTCTGATATTTCAGAAGTGAAGATTATCTTTGATGGATATGGTGATCTTGAAGAAGAAAATATGGACGGAGAATATAAGTATATTGAAGGTGGTAACACCAACATGGAATCCTATGCAATCTTTATTCACAAAGATTCCGCACAAGAAGATTTTATATTTCCAGAACATGAAAGTTTTTCATTCACATTCGGTTCAATGATTCAACATCGGCCTGCCGAAGAAGTTTGTATCTATGCATGGTATGATGTAGAGAATGACAATTGGGATATTTTGCCATTGGAAGAAAGAATTGAAGGCACAGACTTGACAATCGAGCAAGTTATGAGTATACTAGAAACATTGAACGAACGATATTTTTAACATGGAGACGAAATTTATGACAAATTTTTATTATGCAACAACCACACCAAAAGAGCAGAAATTATTTCGTGACTGGCTGACTAGCCATCTGAAATATGGTCCTGTGACTGTTGACTTTCTCAAGAAAGACGGCACAATGCGTACCATGAAATGCACATTGCAAGAGTCTGCAATCCCAACATACGAAAAGAAAACCGAACGTGTTCGCACCACTTCAACCGATGAGTCTATCTCTGTAGTTGACTTGGAGAAGAATGAATGGCGTTCATTCCGTTACGATTCTATCAAGTCTGTATCATTTACATTGGGTGAATAAACTATGAAATTTTCCAAGATTAATACTGGCGCTGATATAAAAGCATTTGGCACAGAACCTTCTTGGACCGATCAGTCCGAAATGAAGAATCTTAAGATTCAAGAAATTCGTGCATTGAATTGGTATAACTATTTTTGCGACAACAAGCAAGCAAAAACTTTTGTTGTCGAATACATGGCTAGCATTGATCGACCCAAAGAAGAAATTTCTTTAGTGTCATCGGGCGATACATATATCCCTAGCCAATTGGGATGGGTAGCACGTATGATGTGTATGGGCTACGAACCATCTGAAACATTCAAAAAGTTCTTTGTGAAAGAGTTTAAGACTGCTCTAGAGACTGCAAAGAAAACTAAAAAAACAAAAGCACCCGTTGTCGCATCAACTACACCAGTCGTTTCTATTCAAGATAGAATTCGTGAAAAGGCATCTGAAGAAGTCGGTGAAATTGAAGGGCTTGTAGATGAATTTATTACTGGCGGATTCAAGTCGCAACCAGATATGCAATCGTATCTGAAGAGTAAAGAATTATCTTCCGTTGTACAAAAGCGTATGTGTGAAGTGTTCATTAAACGTTCTAAAGAATTCGAAGAAGTAATGAATACGTCCGATGCTGATATCAAAGAAGCATATTCTAATTTCAGTAAAGTGCAATTGCGTAAGATTAAAGAATTCTATGATGCAATTGTTGCAGAAACAAATCGTGGTGCAGAAAAGAAACCTACACGTAAAGCACGTAAAGTAAAAGAGAAACCCGCAAGTGTCATTGCCGCTAAAGTGCAATACATGAAAGATTTCGCTGAGTTGAATTTGAAGAGTGTTCTACCAGAAAAGATTATTGGTGCAAATCAAGTGTGGTTGTATAATACCAAAACTAAATTGTTGGGTATGTACAATGCAGATAATGCAAAAGGACTGACAATCAAAGGTACGACAATTCAAAACTTCAATGCTGAAACATCCACGGGCAAACGTTTGCGTAAGCCAGAGGTAAATGTTAAACAAGTACTTGATGGTGGCAAGATTGTGTTGAAAAAACTGTTAGACGGATTGTCTACCAAGCCTTCCGAGTTGACAGGGCGCATTAACTCTGATACAATTATTGTTAGAGTAATAAATTAAGAAAGAATAGTTATGGCAATCGTTACTACAAGTGAGGTGCATGATCGTGTTAGTCATTGTGCGGCTCTCAAAGATGAAATTAAAATCTTGTATAGTCGAATAGAAGAACATGATACTGGACATATTCATACTGCAATCTCGGTACTTGAATCCAGAGTCAAGGAACTATCTGCTTGGATCGTTCAGAACTATTGAGAATATAAAATGATTTTGATTGACTTGAATCAGGTAATGATTTCAAACTTGATGATGCAGATAAATTCAAATGCATCAAATGTAATTGATGAAAATATGGTACGGCATATGGTGCTGAATAGCATTCGCATGTATAATATGAAATTCAAAGATGACTATGGTGATATTGTTATTTGTTGCGATGACAAAAAGTATTGGCGGCGTGATTATTTTCCGTACTACAAAGCGGGACGTAAGAAAGACAGAGAGGCATCTCCGTTTGACTGGAATCTAATCTTTGAAACGCTGAACAAAGTGCGTGATGAAATCAAAGAATACTTTCCATACAAAGTAATTCAAGTTGACAAGACTGAAGCCGATGACGTTATTGCTACGTTGACGCACAAGTTCGGTGTGCCGCTTAAGAACAGTACTACCGAAAAGATTCTGATTCTATCTAGCGACAAAGACTTTATGCAATTGCAGAAGTTCGCTAATGTAGAACAGTATAGCCCAATGGGTAAGAAGTTCTTGCGTACCAATACTCCAGAAGCATTCTTGAAAGAACACATTATCAGAGGCGACAGAAGCGATGGCATCCCTAACTTTATGTCTTCCGATGATACATTTGTCGTAGAAGCACGACAGAAACCTGTAACTGAGAAAAAGCTAAATAAGTGGTTAGAAGAAGAACCTGAGTCTTTTTGTGATGAAGTGATGCTGAGAAACTACAAGCGAAACGAATTGCTGATTGACCTGTCTAAGATTCCAACTGAGTATCAAGAAAAGATTCTTGAAACTTATAATAATACCCCTAAACGTGGTAGGGAAAAACTACTTAACTATTTTATCCAAAACCGCATGAAGCAGTTAATGGAACATATACAGGAATTTTAAAATGGCTATTGATATTAGTAAAATGACTTTGCCCGAGTTGCTACAGCATGTCGCAGAATTACCAGCGGCTAAAAAAGCAAACTCATTAAAGCAGATTGCAAACTTGACACCAGAATTGAAAACGGTATTGCAATACACGTTTCACAAAAACATTATATTCGAATTGCCGGCGGGTGCGCCTCCATACAAACCTATGGAAACTCCAGGTAATTGGGGGCATAATCGCCTTCCAAAAGAATTGAGAAAGTTTCAGTATTTTCTAAAAGGAAGTACTTTGAATCCTATCAAGCGTGAATCAATTTTTATTGAGGTTCTTGAAACAGTTTCTCCAGAAGAGGCTAAACTTGTTTTGATGATGAAAGATAAAAAACTTACGTACAAAGGCATCAATCGAAAACTCATCGAAGAAGCATTGCCTGAAATCTTGCAGGGAGAATCAGAGTAACAAAATGGCCAAAACAAAGAAATATTCCAGTTTCCGTGACTTCTATGAAGACGAAGGTCGCAAAGGGAAACCGAAGTTGAACGAATCCAAAAAACAAAAAGATAAATTCAAGCACCAGACAAAATTTATTGACCCTAAGAATCTAAAAGAAGATGATTGGGATGAGTTTGAAGAATTTGATGAAGTGAAATAACATGTACTTATATAATGAAAACGGAAAGCATCTAGGTTGGTTCACATGGAAAGATGCCTACGAAGTGAGCAAAAATATTGACTTTGCTGTATACTCTTTTGCATTTGTAAATACAATGCCCAAGAATAATGTACTTCCGTTTCAACTGGAAGATACATTCTATATTGGCATGTCGTGTGGAAGATATTTTGATAAAAAAAATCGTACACCAACTGGTGGTACATATGTAACATACTTGCAGAAGAGACTTCTAATTCATAACAAGTATTTGTCAAAGCCAACTGCATCAAGTAAGAAGTCTAAGATGTTCTTTGAAAATTATAATCCACTCCTTCAACCAGAGAAACAAAGATACGTAAGTATTTCAATTCCAGATGAAAAGATGAACGAGTATTCTATTCGTGCGTTTGTTAGTCTAGTTGAATCCGAACACGTTTTCTTGTATACTAAACAATTTGGTCAGCCGCCGCTATTGAATTTAGATGAACAATATAAACCAAATCGTAAGAAAGATTCAATTTCAAATCGTGTAATGAGTTCCCCTAGTTTAGCACAACATTTTGGATAAATTATGAAAAGAGAATTAGACGAAACATTGGTAGCAAAGTATCCCAAGATTTTCAAATATCGCCATGCACCAATGACGCATACTGCTATGTGTTGGGGTTTTGAATGTGGTGATGGTTGGTACAATATCATTGATGTATTATGTTCAAACATTCAAAATCATGTAGATCAAAAACGTAAAACCCGTGCAAGAGCATTGCGATTTAATCGTGCATTGAAACGTGCATTGGCGGGCGATATACGCCCACTTCAAATGCATTTTACATTTGGTAATAAATCAGAACCCGATAGTTTTGGAATTGAATGGGCGAATAAAGCAATTGTGAAAGCAGAGTTCAATGAAGTTCCCACATACATACCACACATCACAGCAAGCCAAGTGAAAGAAAAGTTTGGTGGTTTGAGATTCTACACAAATGGATATACTGACGAAGTTAGTGGAATGATTCGCATGGCTGAATCCATGTCATATCGTACATGTGAAGTGTGTGGCAGTCCTGGTCGGTCAAACAACTACGGATGGATTTCAACATTGTGCGACACCCACCGCCTAGCGAACGGAGAAACCCTCCCACAGGACGAGAACGAAGCCGAAGAAGACGCCTAAAGCCGCCGTCTAGGACGGCTTTGGCCGTCTAGTGTACTGACACCCCTCCACAGCCCTAAAAACCGCCCAAAACCGGTTCTAGGGCTGTTGTTTTTTCCCCACAAAGTGTTGTTTTCTTGCAACAAAAAAAGAGTGTTGTATTTTTGCGAAAAGTGAAAATAGTTCTTGACTTTCCCTCCAATGAGCGTATACTTGTATCTGTTGAGTGAGAAAAGAGAGCAAAAAATGAATAGCGAAAATACTGAAATCCTTGAGTCCCTGCAAAGTGTGCAGGATGTTCCAGCAGAAACTAGTCTTGATGAAGACTTGCAGTATGCGTTTGATTGTCTCTACGACAACGATTAATTTTTGATAAAGGAAATAAAATGTTTACAGTTTTAACGGTTTTGATGTGTGTTTTTGTTACAATGGTTCTGACAGGTGCGCTGGTTGGCGGGTCTGTTAAAACACTTGGTTGATTTTAAAGGAAAAGAAAATGATTGATGGTTTTAACGAATACCTCGAATGCATCAAAGCTGACTATATCAAGTGGCAAGGTGCAACACCCTCTGAAAATCAGAAACAAATGGCGCAAGACTTTTGCGATGGTCTGACATTCGAAGTTGGTTCACGATACATCAAGGTCATTAGCGGCCGCAAGAATGGCTTCGGCCGTTCCGTCCATTCGTTCGTTTGCCTGCGTGACATGGGCAAGTTCACGAAGGGTGACATTTTGAAAGCCGCTGGTTGGGCGGGTCCCGCTAAGAATTTCGCACGTGGAAACACGATGGCACGGACTTTTCAGAATGTTCGTTGGACTGGAGCAATGTGAATACCAAGGTATTCAGTTGCAAAAAAACAACAGAATTGAAAATAATTCTTGACAAGTGTACCCATTGTGGTATACTAGAGTCTAGAGATTGAGAAAAGAAAAGGAAATTTGATATGCGTACTAAGACTTACATTCAGGGCTTCAAGAATTCACAAAAAA